ATATACAAGAAAGGCACACCAATACACGTAAAGGGTGCCATATTGTATAATCATTACCTGAAGCAGAATAATTTGATGAATAAGTATCCTTTGATACAAGAAGGTGAAAAGTTGAAGTTCACATATTTGAAATCACCCAATCCGTTTAAAGATACGGTGATTTCATTTCCGACACGACTGCCTAAAGAGTTCAACTTACAGCCATTCATTGATTATGAAACACAGTTTGAAAAAACTTTTATCGATCCAATCCAAATTATTCTGACTTGCATTGGTTGGCAGACCGAGAAACAATACACACTTGAGTCGTTCTTTACATGATACACGTTATACTACCATTTTTGACTGCTATTGCTTTATCGGGTATTGCTGCTTATTACTCGGTGATTGGTCTTGCACAGATATTTCCAGGTTCATACTGGCCTATTATCATCATGGGTTCTGTGCTTGAAGCAGCAAAATTGGTAACTGTATCATGGGTGTATAATCATTGGAAAACAACATTCTCTGCACTCAAACTTTATTTTCTCATTGCTGTGGTATTGTTGATGGGTATCACTTCAATGGGAATCTTTGGTTATCTTTCAAAGGCACATATTGAACACTCAAGTACAATAGCACCACAAGCAGCAAAGGTAGAAATCTATGAGGAAAAGATCAAAGTTATTCAATCGCAGATTGACAGGAACAACAAAAACCTTGAACAGTATGATGAGGCTGTCGATCAAGTTATGGGCAGGTCGAAAGATGAGAAAGGGGCTGAAAAGGCGAACCAAATACGTAAAGCCCAACAGAAAGACCGTGAGAGAATCATTGCTGAGACTAAGAGGTTTCAAAAAGAGATACAGTTGCTCACGGAAGAGAAACTCCCTTTATCCTTGGAAGTTAAAAAGGCTGAATCGGATTTGGGGCCTATAAAATATGTTGCTGAAGTTGTTTATGGCACACAAGACCGTGACTTGATTGACAAAGCAGTTCGTTTGGTAATCTTTGTCATCATTGTTGTATTTGACCCACTTGCAGTATTATTGCTGATTGCAGCAAATCAAACATATCGCAGAATCAAAGAAGAGAAAGGTGAAGTCGAATCACCTAAGAAGGCAGTAAAGAAGAAAAAACTTGACACAACACCATCCCGCACGTTAGAATCATTCTTTGTGGATGATAAACATACAGTAATACCAAAAGACAAAATTGCAGACATTGGAGATATGAATGAGCGTACTTGATAAACTAAAGAAGGCATCGACGATCAAAGAGACATCGATACTTTCTAAATCGAAATTCTTTACAGAAAAAGATATGATACAAACTGATGTGCCAATTGTGAACGTGGCATTATCAGGTAATCTTGATGGTGGTTTGACACCAGGCTTGACAATGTTTGCCGGTCCATCAAAGCATTTCAAGACAGCATTTGCTTTGCTTATGGCAAAATCATACATGAACAAGTATGATGATGCTGTTGTTTTGTTTTATGATTCAGAGTTCGGCACACCACAATCATACTTTGATGCGTTTGGCATTGATACTGAACGTGTTCTACATACACCTATCACTGATGTTGAGCAGTTGAAACATGATATCATGAATCAATTGCAGAACATTGAAAAAACAGATAAGGTTATCATTGTTCTTGATTCAATTGGTAATCTTGCGTCAAAGAAAGAAGTTGAAGATTCAATCGAAGGTAAATCTGTTGCTGATATGAGCCGAGCAAAACAGATGAAGTCTTTGTTCCGTATGGTAACACCACACTTGACAATTAAAGATATTCCAATGGTTGTTGTCAATCACACATACAAAGAGATTGGTTTGTATCCCAAAGATATCGTTGGCGGTGGAACAGGCTCGTATTATTCAGCAGACACAATCTGGATTCTTGGTCGTCAGCAAGACAAAGATGGCACAGAGATTGTCGGCTACAACTTCATCATCAACGTAGAGAAGAGTAGATATGTCAGAGAAAAATCTAAAATACCTGTTACTGTATCCTTTGACGGTGGTATTAACAAGTGGTCTGGTTTATTGGATATTGCACTCGAAGGCAATTTCGTCACTAAGCCAAGCAATGGTTGGTATGCCAAAGTAGATCAAGAAACAGGTGAAGTGCTTGAGAAAAAACGATTTGCAGATACACAGACAGAAGAATTCTGGAAAGATATTCTTGCTGATGAACGTTTCAAAGAGTTTGTAAGGAAGAAATATGAAATCACTTATAGCAGCATTATGGGACAAGATAACGTTCTGGAAGAAGAGGCAGATGAAGTATCTGGTTAATGAAGATTTTCAATTTCTTCCATCTGATGATGGCAACATAACAGGCATCGGCATACTTAAAGGAAAGTATGCCGGTGTTCTTTACCATTATGGTAAAGCAAGAGTGATAGAAGAAGGTGACTTTGCAAGATTAACTTTTGATTATACTATCATTCACACACCTACATTTACCGTTCATGAGTTGCAAACGGATGAAGATTTTCATACAATGATAGGTGACATACTAACTGAAATACTCATGGAAAAGGCTGATGAAGAGACTAGAAACCACAATTCTGAAGAATTTGATATTCAATGAGGACTTTGCACGAAAAATTATTCCATTTCTAAAAGCAGAATATTTTTCCGACATCACAGATAAAATTCTGTTCAATGAAATTAATGAACACATTAATCAATTCAAACATCTTCCCACTTACGAATCACTTGTAATTAACTTTACAGAATCACGCCAACTGACAGAAGATCAAGTCAGAGAATCGGTCGATCTTGTTCGTCAAATCAATGCAGATAAGGACGATCCCACTGACATAGATTGGCTAACCAAACAAACTGAAAAGTTTTGTCAAGATAAAGCAATCTACAATGCTATCATGAAGTCTGTCAAGATTCTTGATGACAAAGAAAATAAAGATGGTAAAGGTGCCATACCAAAAATGTTGAGTGATGCACTTGGTGTGTCATTCGATAACTCTGTTGGTCATGATTACATTGATGATTCTGATAACCGATTTGAATTCTATCATCGTCATGAAACAAAGATACCATTTGATCTTGACCTATTCAATAAGATTACAAAAGGTGGTCTACCAAAGAAAACTTTGAACATTGCACTTGCTGGTACTGGTGTTGGTAAATCTCTGTTCATGTGTCATGTCGCAGGCTCTTGTTTGTCACAAGGTCTGAATGTATTGTACATCACTATGGAAATGGCAGAAGAGCGTATTGCTGAACGTATTGATGCTAATCTGTTGAACATTGATATTGCAGACCTGAACTCTATCAGCAAGCAAGACTATGATCGAAAGTTCTCTGCACTGAAAGTCAACACACATGGCAAACTAATCATCAAAGAATATCCAACTGCCGCCGCATCCGCACTACACTTTCGGGCACTGTTAAATGAATTGCAACTAAAGAAAAGTTTCAAACCTGACATCATCTTCATTGACTATCTTAACATTTGTGCAAGTGCTAGGATCAAGCCCGGTGCTAATGTAAATAGTTATTCTTATATTAAGGCTATTGCAGAGGAATTGAGGGGTCTAGCGGTCGAGTTCGAAGTTCCAATAGTTTCTGCTACACAGACTACTAGAAGTGGATTCACAAGTTCGGATCCCGGTCTGGAAGATACTTCTGAGTCGTTCGGGCTACCAGCAACAGCAGATTTTATGTTTGCTTTGATAAGTACCGAAGAGTTGCAACAATTGAATCAGATACTAATTAAGCAACTAAAGAATCGTTACAATGATCCTAACTATTTCAAAAGATTTGTCGTGGGTATTGACAGAGCCAAAATGAAACTGTATGATGTAGAACAGTCAGCACAAGAAGATTTAACAGATAGTGGTCAAGTTGATGACAAACCACTGAATACATTTGGTGAACGTGAAAGGCGTTCAAATGATAAGTTTGGAGGTTTCAAAGTATGATTCTAAGCAGTATTGTAGATTTCTTTGCGTATCGTCAAGATAGCAGAAATATACCTGTTCTAACAAAGGAAGAATGGGAACAACTTATCAGTCAACACACCAAAGATGATATCAGAGATTCTTTGGCCTGTTTTATCAAGGAAGCAGGTACAAAGTTTCCGTTGAAGATTATCAAAAAAGATGACATGCGTAGATTGTTTTATGACTTCTACAACACATCAATGGATAAGTTGTACAAAGACTTTGACGTTGTATTGGAAAGATATGAATACAAATACAAATATGCTGACAAACCATTGGGTGTAATTGATAAGACGCATTATTATAATGACATATCGGATTATTTTCAACAAGAAAACCGCATGAAGTGTGGGTCGAATTCAGTTGACTCACCGATGGAAATATGGTATAATGAACAGAAACTAGCAAAGATGAACTGGCATTTCTGGAGGTCTGGTGTCATGGAAGATAGTGGCATTAATGATGCTGCATTCCGCACAGGGTTTAGATTGGGTACATACACAGCAACACAATTCAAACCATCAGTTGCCAAAGCATTATATGAACGTCATCATGCAGAAAATATTCTTGATACGTCATGTGGCTGGGGCGACAGACTTGCTGGTTTCTACGGCACACCAAATACTAAACTGTACGTTGGTTGTGATCCAAATCCAGATGTGTTTAAGGTGTACAAGAAGCAATGTGTAGAATATGAAAAGATTCTAGGTGGTACCCCTGAGTTGATTGAAAAAGAGGATTATTTCGAATGTCATGGTAAAAAGACAGTTAAAATATGGCGTAAACCATCAGAAGATGTAGAATGGTCACTTTATACTGACACATTTGATTTATACTTTACTTCTCCACCATACTTTGAAACAGAGAAGTATGCATCAGATACAGCAGCAGTATCAGATCAATCATGGTCAAGATACAATTCGTTTGATCGATGGAAGTATGATTTCTTCTTCAAAGTAACAGAGATGGTGTGGCCTACAATTCGACAGAATGGATTTATGATGATCAATATCATCGAACCCAGAGCAAAGAATGGTGTGCGACTGAATCTGTGCGATGACATGGTAGATCATTTTGCAGCACTACCAGACTCTAATTATGTTGGTAAGATTGGTATGCGAATGATGGCACGACCAAACGCTGAAGAGTTGGAAGGTGTATTCATAGAACCAATATGGACGTTCCGTAAGGGAAATTCTGACTATGAATTCAATAAAAAGAACAGTTTAGAGGCGTTTTTCGAATAGCATAAATACTCATTATTTTGGAGGTATTTTATGGCAAAAACTTATTCGGCTGCTGAACTAACTAAGATGCAAGAACTTGGTTCTGCTTGGATTTTTCGTCGTGCATTAAATGATAACGTTAAGTATAATAGCCCAGATGATATCAGAAAAGACAAAAAATTTTCAGAGCTAATTAAAATTTATCCTGCGATAAATGATTCTTGGATAAAAGCATACTATGCACAGCAAAAAAGAATTCTTCAAGAGTTTGCTGGCACGAAATTCACAGAGTTTACCCGTGATGGTGGATTCATGGATTTTATTACAAAATTGGTCGCACAAAAATTTAAAATTCCGAAAAAAGATTCATGGGATCCAGCAGATATTTGGTGTGTGCAAAATGAATCTAAAGTCATAAGTGAAGTAAAAAATGCCATGAGTAAAGAAGGTATGGCATCAATTGTTGAACTTAATGCTGTAATGAGAACCCTTTATAAAGAAAGAAAATTGGTTGGAATATCTCTTAAACTAATTTCTGGAAAAGAAGCCAAATATGAAGAAGTGAACTTAGATGAATCACTTTTTCCAGATGTAAAAAATTATAATTTTGATGTTTCTTCTATGAAGTGTTTTTTCGGTTTAAAGAATGGAGTTTATTTTGAAACTCAAGATTGTCGTGTAGTGGTTGATGTGATTGAAGATGGTAAACCTCAAAAAATAGATTTTCAAATTAAACCAAATACAACATCAGAGCTAGCAAATTTAAAATTTGAACCTACAATGAAAGGCGCCTCAGCTGCTCGTTTAGGTAAAACACCTTTGGATAAACTTGCCACACTTTTGCAAAAATATAATGTAGATTTTATCAACAGTTATAAAAAATACCCAAAAACTTCACAAGAGTTTAATGATCCAACATCCATAAAATATGCTAAACAAGCTTTTGATCACATTAAAACAAAAGGTGTTGATGTAGGTAATTGTAAAACATCCGATGAGATGGTAAAAAATTTTCAAGTTGTTTTCACCAAAGACCCGCATATTGCCACATCTAAATTAATGCAACTTAACTTTTTATATCACGTAACATCTTTACCAAAAGAAAAAATGGATGATTTGTTTACTGATATGACATTTTTGGCGCAGAAAAAAGGTAGAGAATTCGGCCCATTCGGAAAACTGTACTAATGAAATTCATGGAATATCTAACAGAGAGTAAAGAAGGCAAGAATGTTCATCTAGAACATCTTGAAGATAATGTATTAAATAATGGAGTTGCAGGTGCACGTGAAGCAATAGATTTTCTGCGTTCTTTACGCAACATGCTTGCAGGTCACACAGGCACAAAAATGAATGTGACAACCAAATGGGATGGTGCACCGGCTATCTTTGCTGGCACAAATCCAGAGAACGGTAAGTTTTTCGTTGGTACTAAATCAGTGTTTGCAAAAAATGCAAAATTGAACTACACTGATGATGATATTGATGAAAATCATCCCGGTGAAGGACTCAATCAGAAACTCAAACTTGCACTTGCATTCTTACCTAAGTTGGGTATAAAAGGTGTGTTGCAAGGTGATATGATGTTCTCAAAGGGAGACATCAAACATGAGACAATCGATGGAGAAGATTATATCATCTTTCAGCCAAATACAATTGTATATGCAGTCCCAACAAAATCAAAGTTGGCACAAACAATGCTTGCTGCACAAGTTGGCGTGGTATTCCATACATCGTACTCTGGTAAAACACTTGAGACAATGAAAGCATCGTTCAACATTGACATC